AAGAGATGACATTTATAATAACTATTTTGAACAACAAGGGGTTGGTCAGTTTCAAGGGAACACAGCGGACCTGAGAGCCTCTGTAGGGCTTTCTGACGCATTTGCTGTGTATGATAACCCTGAGGCTAAGATTACTAATGAAAGCGTTCAGGGGGCTTATCAGGCCCTTACAAGTGGCGCTAGTCCTCAGGAAGCTCTGTCAGCTTATTATGGTTTTGATTTTCAACCTGCCATTAACGAAGGCGCTAATTACACAAACGCCAGTAAATATGGTGTCAGCGCAGAAACCATGTCTGAGTTTCATTCGCTAGTAGAGCCTATTTTACAAAAATCACTTCCATATATTCAGGCTACTCAAGGTTTAAATTATACTGACGCTCTTGAGTACGCTTATACTCATGACCCTATGGTTGCTGCTTTATATAGCAAATACGGAGTTGATTTATATAGACAAACAAGCGATGGCTCTACTTATATTTTTGACCCTATAGCTGGTCAAGAGATAAGAACATTAGAAGTTAAAGATCCTAAATTTAAAGACTTTGTTCCAGCCATTGCTATTGCTGCTTTAACCGCAGGTGCAGGTAGCGCCCTAGGCGGTATGATTGCTAACTCAAGTTTAGGTGCTTCTTTAGGAGCGGCTGGTTCAAATGCTTTAGGTGGAGCTGTGGCTTCACTAGGAGCAGCAGCAGCTCAAGGTAAAACAGGGTCTGATTTAATTACCGCTGGTCTCCTCGGTGGTGTAGGGGGCTATGTTAAAGGCTTAGCTAATGCTGCTGATGAAGCCTTTAGTGCTATAGATGCAGCAACCTCTACAGAAGCTTGGGATGCAGCTGCGGCTGCTTATGATACAGCACAGGCGGCTGCTGATACTGCTAAAACTATTTTAAACACAGCCAGAGCTGTTGATGCTATTGCTAATAAAAACATAGCAGGAGCTATTGACATTGGTTTACAGCTTAGCGGTGTTGGAGGTTTGGAAGGAGTAGTAGGGAATAACTTAAGTAAGTTGGCTGGTGGTCAGGACACCTTGTTAGGCTTAAACTTAGAAAGTCTAACACCTGCTGTTACTGACGTGGCTACTAATTTAATCTCAGGAAAAGATTTTGACGAAGCTTTAATCGCAGGTGTCTCTACTTATATAAGAAGCGAAGGTTCGGAAATTTTAGACGCTATAGGTGAAAAATTCAAAGGTCTTGGAGATTTTGATTTTAATACACCTAGCGGAATCAAAGGGATTGAAGATTGGTTAAAGAATAACTGGGACGACATTAAAGATTCTGATTTTATTGAAGGTATTAGAGAAGCTGGAAGAAACATTGATGATTCTTTCATTCAACCTGTTAAAACAGGGCTTGAAAACGTAGCTGAGGTTGTTGATAAATTAGTTGATACTCCAGATGTTGTTAAGAACATAGAGGACACTATAAAAGACTTACCTCAAACTATAGATGATTTAGTTGATACCCCTGATGTTGTTAAGAACATAGAAGATACTATAAAAGATCTTCCGCAAACTATAGATGATTTAGTGGATACTCCAGACTGGGTAAAGTCTATTGAAGATTTACTTAAAGGCTTGAAATTCCCGAGTTTAAGTCTTAATTTAGGAGGGCTTTCTTTACCCACAATTCAGTCCTATTCCTCAATGGTACAAACACCACAACTTGAAAGCACTTTTGATTCTAGCGTAAACATGGTAACACCTTCGGAGCTTTTTGCTCAAAAAGACTACTTGGCTGGGTTATTGGATTAAAATATGACATACTTACAAATTGTAAACAAAGTCCTAACAAGGCTCCGTGAGGATACTGTGTCAACAGTAAGTCAAAACACTTACTCAGCTCTTGTAGGTGAGTTTGTGAATGACGCTAAACGTGTTGTTGAGGACGCTTGGGATTGGTCAGCACTACGTACTACTCTGACTGTAACAACAACAGCGGACATCTTTAACTACTCTTTAACTGGTAGTGGTAATCGTATTGAACTGTTGGATGTTATTAATGACTCCTCAAACTTCTTTATGAAGTACAGAGACTCACATTGGTTTAATAAAACATTCCTTGTGGATGAACCCGCTTCAGGCTCTCCAATGTACTACGGTTTCAACGGTGTTGATGTCAACGGTGATACTGCTGTTGACTTGTCTCCAATTCCTGATGCAGCTTACTCACTAAGATTCAACTGCATCCTAAGAAACCCTGAGTTGTCTGATGACACTGATGAGGTAAATATACCTACTCTACCTATTATTCACTTAGCTGTAGCGTTGGCTGTAGCTGAGCGAGGAGAAGCTGGTGGTCAGAGCGCCGCTGAATTGTTTGGTATTGCTGATAAAATACTTAGTGACGCTATTTCGTTAGACGCTGGAAAACATCCTGAAGAACTAGTCTATCAGGCGGTATAACATATGCCACAACAAAGACAGAACATAACGATTGCTGCACCAGCATTCAAAGGATTGAATACGCAAGACTCACCTCTTACGTCTGATCCTTCGTTTGCTGCTGTAGCTGATAACTGCGTCATTGACCAGTACGGACGGATAGGCGCTCGTAAGGGCTTTGACGTTATAACAACAGATGCTACTCCGCTAGGCTCTACAGAGATAACAGCATTAGGTTACTTTGAAGATGCTAGCGGTAACGAGGAAGTGTTTAGTGCTGCTAATAACAAAATCTTTAAAGGCACTACCACACTAACTGACATTACTCCAGCATCCTATACCATCACTGCTAACGATTGGAAGATGGTAGCGTTCAATAACAAGATGTACTTCTTTCAGCGTGGATATGAACCTTTAGTGTACGACAACGCTGGTGGCCTTGTTAAGATGACCAGTCACCCTAATTCTGTAGGGACGCCTCTACAAGCTAATGAAGTTATTGGGGCATACGGTAGGCTGTGGTGTGCTGACTTGTCAACTGATAAGCAAACTGTCTACTGGTCAGACTTGTTAATTGGTGAAGCGTGGTCAGGCGGTACTAGTGGTTCTATCAACATCTCTAAAGTATGGCCTGATGGCTATGATGAGATTGTAGCATTAGCTGCCTACAACGGCTTTCTCATCATCTTTGGACGTAACTCAACTGTTGTCTACAGTGGTGCTGAGTCTCCAGCAACAATGCAGCTGTCTGACACCATAGGTGGTCTTGGTTGCATAGAGCGTGACAGTGTGCAGTACACTGGTAGTGACTTGCTGTTCTTGTCGCACATCGGCTTACACAGTTTTGGACGTACAATACAAGAGAAGTCAATGCCTACGCGAGACATTAGCAAGAACGTACGTAATGACTTTATGAGTTTAGTGTCGGGAAACACGGCAGGTGTCAAGTCTGTGTTCTCTCCAGAGAATGCGTTCTACTTACTCACGCTACCTACTGAAGACGTTACCTTCTGCTTTGATATGCGAGGTCCCTTAGAGGACGGCAGTCATCGTGTAACTCGTTGGACAGGCTCTCCATTTACTTGTTTTACTAGAAAGTCAGACGGTACGCTGTTAGCTGGGAACGCTAGTGGTGTTGGCGAATACTCAGGATATAACGACAACGGAAATAGCTATACCTTACGTTACTTCAGCAACCCCCTGTCCTTTGGTGACTCTTCTCGCCTTAAGATGCTTAAAAAAATAGTACCAACTGTTATTGCGGGTAGTGATACTCTAGTTAAAGTTAAATGGGGATATGACTTTTCGCAGTCTTTCTCCACAGACTTTGTACAATTACCAACTATTGTACCAGCAGAGTACGGTATAGGTGAATATGGAATTGCGGAATACTCCGCTACTAACGAAGAAATTCTAAAGAAAGCTATTAACACTACAGGTAACGGCACTGTTATTACTGTAGGTGTTGAGGTTGATGTGGATGGACAACCATTCTCTCTTCAGGAGTTTAACATTCAAGCATTACTTGGAAGGATGATCTAATGAGCAATTACACTAAATTAGTCAACTTCGCAGCTAAGGACTCACTGCCTAGCGGTGATGCTAATAAGCTCGTGAAGGGTACTGAGATTAACACTGAATTAGCTAACATACAAACTGCTGTCAATAGTAAAGCAGACACAGCGTCTCCCACGTTCACTGGGACTGTCACTGCTGCCGCTGTTACTGTTACTGGTACGCTTACAGCAGGTACTATTGATGGAGGGACTTACTAATGGCAGTTTTTGGAATAGCAGATCCTATGGATCAGATGTTGACAGGTGGTAAAGTATTAGCCGAGCCTGTAACAAAACAACTACTAACTCCAATAACAGCACCCGCTCGTGTAACAGGCGGTGGTTTTCCTATGAGCACTCCCGCTACACAAGCAAGCCCTGATGTGTTCGCTGGAGGTAACCCTTACTTTAACGAGATGACTGGTACGTATCAACAGCCACAAATAAACCCGTTTAACCCTAATATCTCAGCTGGTTCCTCAACCCCGTCCACAGGTGCTATCCTAGGTGGCTTAGGGGCCACAGCCCTTGGTGGTCTTTTTGGTGGAGCCTCAGGCGCTTCCGGTGTTCTTGGTAGTCTAGCTAATCTATACGGAAGCTATCAGCAATCTCAAGCACAACAAAACATTAACCAAGGCTTAGCTCAAGGCTATGGGGCGTTATCTAATCAACTTCAACAAAATGTTCAGTTTAAACCTTTTACTGTAACAGGCTCAACAGGCGGTGTTCAGACAGGTTATGATCAGTTTGGAAATTTACAGACACAGTATGGACTAGGACCTCAAGGACAAGCAATACAACAAGCGGGTCTTGGTGGTGCTGGACAGTTCCTTGGACAAGCTGGTAATATTGATCCAACTTTGGCAGCACAAAGAGGAACTTTAGGACAGTTCTTTGGCTCACAAGCCCAACAGCTAGGACAGCCAACAGGTATTGAAGGTTTGACTGGTCAAGCTCTTGCTGGAGGTCAGCAGAGGATTGGACAGGCAATACAACCTTTTGACATAAATGCCCTAAGAGGACAGTTCGCTGGTCAGGTGGGAGGTTTGTTATCTCAACAACCTTCAGCGCAGTTAGGTCAGCTAGGTGCTCAAGCTTATGGAATGGGAACTGAAGCTTTAGGACAAGTGCCCTATACGGGAGCAACCGCTACTAATATAGGTTTAAACTTAGCACAACAAGGCGCTGGAATGCTTGGGCAGGTTGGAGCGCCTTCATCCATTGGAACACTTGCTGGTACTGCTTTGAGAGGTGGTATTACAGGACTGGGTAGAACTGGAGCGCCTTCCGATATTGAAGCTCTTCGTGGTCAGTACGCTGGACTGGCTGGGCAAGCTGCTGGTGGTTTATTGACTGACACCGCTCAACGTGAGTCTGACATTTTTAACAGAATACGTGCAACACAGACTCCTGAAGAACAACGTCAGCGGTTAGCTCTTGAGGAGCGTTTAGCGGCTCAGGGGCGCTTAGGTACGTCCTCAGCAGCCTATGGCGGTGCTACACCAGAACAGTTGGCTTTTGAGACTGCACAGGCTGAGGCACGTAATAGAGCCTCTCTAGCGGCTATGGAGCAAGCAAGAGCAGAACAACAGCAGCAACTAGCTACAGCTCAAACGCTTGGTGGAATGACTGGTCAGTTTGCTGGTATATCTTCCGACCTGCAATCAGCAGCACAACAAAGAGCTTCTCAACTGGCTCAACTTGGTTTGTCAGCAGAACAAGTACAGTCTCAGCTACAGTCAGAAGGTCTTGGAAGAGGTTTGCAGACCGTTCAAGCAGGTCTTCAGGCACAGGAAGTTGGTTCTGGTTTACAGTCACAAGCGCAACAAAGGGCTACACAGTTGGCACAGCTTGGGCTTTCGACTGAACAAATTCAATCACAGCTACAATCAGAAGGTTTGGGAAGGGCGGCACAGGCTGCTGGTCTAAGCGCAGACCTAGCTTCTACTGCTTCAGGACTTGAGTCACAGGCGTTACAGCGTGGTTTATCCTTAGCTGGTCTTGGTATGCAAGGTACAGAGCTTGGTCAGAGCCTGACGAATCAACAACTACAGAACCTATTAGCATTACAACAGGCAGGTCAAACGTCAGCCTTGGCCCAGCAGCAGCTTCAGGCTGGTAATGTTGACATTGGTCGTGGCTTGTTGGCTGCTGGTCTTGCTCCTGAGTCTCAGTTGCTCAACCTACTTCAGCCTTCAATTAACATCGCTAGCCTACAAGGTACTGCACAGCGTGAAGGAGCTAGTTTGGCAGCTCAGTTGGCCATTGCTCAAATGCAAGCACAAGCTAACGCAGCGCAAGCTGAAGCAAACAGAAGGGCACAGTTGGCAAGTGGGGCTGGTGGGCTCTTGACTGGTCAAAGAACAGGAGGGGGTTCAAGCATACTTGAGCAGATCATAGGAGGAATCTTTGGTGGCGGAGGCGGAGGTGGCGGAAGTTCAACACCTTCCTTAGAGGACTTACTGAACTACCAAGCGCCTGACTATCAGTACAACCCTACGGAAAGTAGTGATTTAAATTTGAATTTGAACTATGACCCTAACGCTTCCTATGGCTTATTGGGAGGAGGTATCTAATGGCAGTTAATCTTACAGGGATGTTGACATCTCTTAATGAACAGTTTGCTCCTAGACAGGAAGCACCTCAGATTCCTTTGGCTGAACAAAACTTAATGCAGAGGTCAGGAGTAACTGACCCAATGCTGCAAAGGTTTGGTCAGGGCTTGGCAGGAGTCTTTGGAATTGAAGCTAGAAGCCCTCAGGTTGCTTCCAGTGAGATAGCTGCCGAAATGTATGATGTGTCTACTCCTCAGTATAAATATGAATTAGCTAGACGTATTATGCCTTTTGATCCTCAACAAGGAAGAGCCCTGTTAGCGTTAGCTCAGCAGCAGGAAGAGGCAGAGAAAAATAGAGCGCTAAGGAAGACTGAAGCAGAGGCAAGACAGAAAAAAGAAGAAGGAACGCTAGGCGCTGCGGATAAAAAAGCAATTCGATCAGCTACCGATGAGGCGTTGTCCGCCGAAGATCAAGTTTATCAAACACAAGACTTGGCTAACAGATATGACGAGTTAAGACCTACTGGCGGTGTGTTCGGCAGCACGGCTTCAGCTTTCAATACGTTCATAGGTAGAACCACTGACGTAGAGACGCTTAAAACAGAATATAAAGCTTTGCGTAACGAGTTTATAGGAGAGGCTCTGCCCCCAGGCGCTGCTTCGGACGCTGATGTGTTGCTAGCTAAGGAAGGATTCCCTACAGAGGAATATTCAGCAGAGCAGATAGCGTCCTTCCTAAGAGGTATGTCTAAGATGGCTGCAATAAGAGCAGAAAAAAGCAGACTAAGAGCTGATTATTTAAGCGAAAACAAAGGGGATGACTCCGGTTTTGCAGACAAGTGGACAGCCCTTAGAAATAGCGAAGGGTTTGTTGAAGGTTTGTCAAAAAAATACAACTTTGCTTGGAATCCAATTAAAGAGCCTGTTGACTTTAATACAGCAAAAATGCCTACCCCTACAGCTGCTGGTGTACCTTCTGGTACAACACAACCTCGCCGTGTCCGCGGACGTCAGCCACAATATAGAGAGGGTTATTAATGGATAGGACGCTTCCAAATGGGCGTGTTATTAAGAACGTGCCTGAAAACATCAGTGAAGAGGAATTTCGTCAGATAGCTTTGTATAACAACTGGATGACGGAAGATGACATGAATAAGGACTATAAGTCAAATGCTGATTTGTTGCCTTTTGCTGGGGAGTTAACTGGTTCAGTTGCTGGTTCATTATATGGTGCTTCATTAGGCACAGCAATTTTTCCTGTAGCAGGTACTCTTATAGGAGGTGTAGTTGGTGGTGCTATAGGCGCTTTTGGTGGCAGTTACTTAGGGAGTGCTGCTGAAGCATCCATGGAAAACAGAGCCTTAGACACTGAGGAAGCACTTGTGGGCGCTCAGAGAGCTGCTGTTACTGATGCGGCCTTTGGATTGGGCTTTGGTGTCTTAGGTAAAGGCTTTTCAATGATAGCCAAGCCGCTGTCTAATCTTTTTTCCCCTAAGGTAGTTAGTCAAGGATTAGACACTAGCGTTGCTTCCGTAGCCGCTGACATACAAGCAGGTAAAACTACTTTAGAAAGAGCACTAGATGAAGGAATCTTACCGCCTACGGCAGCTCAGGACGTTATAGAGACTCTGACAACAAGAACAGACGAGCTAGGAGACATTGCTAACCTACAGGCTAAACTAGCTGAGAAAGGAGGTACATTATTACCTTCCCAAGCTATCCCTGAGTTTAAAGGTGCTGGTTTAGCGCAGGAATACGCTGGTGCTTCTTTTTTCCTTCAGGGTCAATTTGACGCTATTCTAAAGCAACAGGACAATTACATAACAAAACAAATAACAGACTTCTTTGACGAATCAGTCGATCTTACAAGAGACGAGATAGGTTTAGGTTTAAAAGCTTTAGTTAATGATGCTGATAAAGCCCTTAAGGAAACTGTTGATCCTTTGTATCGCACAATTGATGAACAAGGAGCTGTTTTTATTTCAGGGGACTCAATAAAACAATCATTACGTAACTCAGCTCTTGTTAAAGGTGTCACCTCACCGTCAATGGGCGGTATTCTTAGAGTTATAAACAGAATACCTAGTAAAATGACTCCTATAGAAGCAACACAACAGAAGGCTCGTTTACGCTCCTTAGCACAACAAGAGGGTCTTGATTCTGCGGGTAAAAGACTCATAAACCAAGCTATCAAAATGATAGAAGGTAAAATGAACGGTCCTGAGTTTGTCAGAGGAGATTCTTTAATTAAAATGGGAAAAGAAACCCTAGATTCCGTAATTAACGAATCAGGCTCAACAGCTATAAGAGGTAAATATAAAGCAATAGCTGACATGATGTACGGTACTCAAAAGAGAATGTCATTCAGCGAAGCTCATCAAAGACTTTCTGCTCTTAAGGCTGAACAAAGAGATTTAGCTGCTTCCGTAGGAGAGAAAAGTTCCAAAGCTGAAAGTTTAATAGCTAGAGGAATTAGTGAGCTAGAAAAAAGTATGGACATTACTGCCAAGAACCTTGGTGGTGATTTAAGCCAGAAGTACTCTTATGTTAAAAACTTTTATAAATCAGGAATAGACAGTATACACGGAGATTGGATAGTAAAAAGTCTGAACAAAGACAATCCCGCTAAGATAGCTGAGTTTTTAGTTAAGTCAGGCGAAAACGTAGGCGTTGAACAAGTAAACAAACTGGTGTCGAAAGCTAAACAACTTGGTACTGGTTCTGGGGGAGAAAATATACTGAAAAGTATGCGTAACGTCTACTTGAAAAACCAGTTTCCAAACGGAACTGCGGGTGAGGTTGAGACGTTCATTAGAAAAATAAACCAACCAGCCTTTAGGGATACTTTTAATGCTATTATGGATCAACAAACTTCAAAGAAGGTTTTGGAGTTGGCAAAAGAAGTTGACATCATGTCTAAGGGTCTTAAGGGTTCTGAGTCTTCAGTTGCGTTGTCAGTAAGAGCGCGGGAATACCGAGCTGCACAAAACATAGTAACAAGACCTACTTTTTCCGATGTTCCTCTTTTGGTTGTAGGGGCAGCAGTAAGAAAAAGCCTATCGCCTGAAGAGATGACCAGAAAGATCAATATGGCAAAAGCGATTAACAGTAAAGTGTTAAAAAATGAAAAAATACCTATGACACTCTGGGGGAAATTTGTTGATGGTTTAGAAACAACATCTACGTCAGCAGGTTTCGCTGTTGGATCTGTGTTTGATAAGTAAAACAAAAATGCCCCTCCTAAGAGGGGCTTTAGTTTTATCAGGCTATCTCACACGCGCCTCCTACACACGCTAGCTCTTGAGAGCCCTCAGTCACGTCACTAGCTTCATTCAAATCCCAGCTCACTGTCTCTGGTATTGCTTTCACTAGCTCGTTGTATCTTTCTTCCGTAATTGACTCATAAGGTGCTTGTTCATAAGTATGATCGGAATATGGAAGAAAGCTAACACCACTAACACTGTCGAAATTATTATATAACCAGTTACCAATAGCAAGGTACTCATCGTCTCGATAGTAGACTGTAATAGACGGCTTATGCTCACACCAGTGCTCCTGATACATAGTCCACAACTCAAGCTGCTCTAGTCCTGTCTGGTCTCCAGCGATCACAGCGCCCTCTGGAGCCTTCTTAACGAAGGAGAATACCTTAGTAGTGGGTGATAGGTTATCGTTCTCTACAGGGACTCCTGCGGCCTCTAGCACTGTACATAGTGGGTCACGAGCATCAGCACGAACACGGCGAATATAATAAGGGCTAAACCTCCCATGTATTCCACTAGCAGAGTCCACCAACTGTGAGACTGTACCTGACGGCTTAACGCACGTAATTGCTGCACTTTGGTTGATACCCA